ATGGCAGATGAATGCGCCAGAATTCATGACTTGGGTCGATGAACTTATTCGGGAATACAGTAACGAGAAAAAACAACTGGAATTATACCGACAAACAATCGACCGAACTCATGCGTACGGACAGGTTGAAGCGCAGATTGTCTCAGGTATGATCGGAGAAATGCAATACGCTTTGAGCTGGATGAAACGGGGCCGTCGACCCGGAAACCGTCGGGGTATAGAGCGCCAAAAGGTTTACAATCGTGCGGTGCTTGCCAAATTGGTTCAGGAACAAATGCCAAATTTGACGGAAAACGAGAAAAGAAAAATTGTCGATGCCCTATTTGAACTTACTCCGCGTGAAAGAAAGTGTTTTATTCTGCATATGGCATATGGCTTGACATTTCAAGAAATCGCCGATATGATGAAATTGTCCAAGTCTTCCGTACGTGTGTTCTTAAAACGGGCAAAGAGTAAGTTAGAATCATTGCCTGTGTGACACTACGGACGACAAGATGTCGTACAAAATACCTTACCCTTAGTGCGTCCAAAAACAGAAGTCGCCTCATTGGAGGCGGCTTTTTTGTGTTCAGCGCACGCGAAATTCACAGACCGCTTTCAGGTAGTACGCGCCGTTGATGCGTACTGCGTCAGTTGTATGCTGTTCGATCGGTCCGCCATAGTCGAGGATTTCGCCGGCTTGCCAGACAGACACGGGTAAACCGATCCACATCGCATTGTCAAAGTCTGCTTCCGTTTGAAGCACAGATCCAGATTTCAGCATCAATGACCCGCTCCCTTCGCTGTTTCATTTCGACGTTCGAGCGCGGCGTTCCTGCCCGCCGCCGGCCAGACTGGCTTCGCCAGACTGACCGGATCACCATGCCAGCGGGCGCATCATCCGCCCCGCAGACTGTCTGACGCCAGACTGCGGGGCTCAATCTAGTAGATATCCCATTTTCGCGGCCGCTTCGCCAGCGGACATCGCTTCCTCCGCCGTGGCCGGAACGGTGCGGAGCGGCGTCCGGACTTATGCAGGGTTTTATTTCCTTTCGTCGAATTGTAACGTGAAAGGGAGGAATTCGGATGAGTGATATTCAGGTGTTTAACGTAAACGCAGAAGGCATAAAGGAGTTCGTAACAGACAAAGGCACTTTGCAGATTCGGGTAGAATTCGGTGATGGAGGACGTAAGTCATTTGATGTGACGGAAAAGCAGCTAGATGAATTCATCAAGGCCGATGACAAGTTGGGATATTACATAACGCACATAAAGCGCAGACAATGATTGGCACCTGAAATGGGTGCTTTTTCTTTTGCCAATTTAACCCGCGAGGTGGTGGTTTATTTGAAGTTGACACCGAAACAACAGAGATTTGCCGATGAATGGCTGATCGATATGAACGCGACAGCTGCAGCGATTCGTGCGGGGTATAGTCCGAAGTCGGCCGAGCAGCAAGGTAGCACTTTGTTGAGAAATCCGAAGGTCCGCGCATACATTGACGAGCGCATGGCCGAGCATTCGCGGCGTACGGGCGTCACGCAGGAGCGCATCATCCGCGAACTCGCTCGCATAGCTTTCCTGGATCCGACACAGCTGGTTGATATGGATACTGCAGAACTGCTTTCCGACGCCGCGGCAGATGATAGGGCCGCGATCGCCAGCGTCAAGGTGAAAACGATGAGTGGCGAGACGGAAATGATCGAGCGTGAGGTCAGATTCGTGGATAAGATCAAGGCCCTGGAGTTGCTCGGCAAACGATTTGGAATGTGGATCGATAAGCAGCAGGTGGACATCCAGGGCGCTGTACAGATCGTGGACGACGTGCCGCGTGATGAGGCGTGACCGCTGTACGGCTGACCGACATCATCGCTCCGTCGTTTTACGAGGTTCATCACGTCGTCAAAAATGACAGAGCGACGCACTTCCTGCTCGGCGGCGGCCGCGGCAGCACGAAATCGTCCTTTACGCCGACTGAGATCGTTCTCGGCATCATCTCTGATCCGAACGCGAACGCCATCGCGTTGCGGAAGGTAAAGGATACGCTGCGGGAATCGGTGTACGAATCATTCGTTTGGGCGATTGAAAAACTAGGCATCGCACATCTGTTCGACTGCCGCGTGTCACCGATGCAGATCGTGTACCGGCCGACCGGCCAAAAAATCATCTTTCGGGGTGCGGACAACCCGATCAAAATCAAGTCTTTGCGGCTTCGCAAAGGCTTTTTTAAGTTCGTCTGGTATGAAGAAGCGGACGAGTTCAGCGTTGAGGATATCCGGTCGATTAACCAGACGGTGCTTCGCGGTGGTGCCGGCTACAAGGTGTTCTACACGTACAATCCGCCCAAGTCGCGCAAGAAGTGGGTTCACGAGTACAAGAAAAACCCGCCGGTCGGTTGGTTCGTACACCACAGCACGTATTTGGATGTGCCACGCGAATGGCTCGGCGAGCAGTTTTTCATCGAGGCCGAGACGTTGAGGCAACGGAACGAGCTTGCGTATCGGCACGAGTACCTGGGCGAAGACGTCGGAACCGGTGGCGAGGTATTCCATAATCTCACACTCCGCCGGATCAGTGACGACGAAATCGCCAGGTTCGACCGGATCAAGAGGGGCCTGGACTTCGGTTTTGCGGCTCATCCGACGCATTACGGGGTTATGCACTTCGACGCCACGCGGCGCAAGTTGTACATCTTCTACGAGATTCACAAGGTCGGGATGTCGAACCGCGCGCTGGCAAACGCGATTAAGGCTGAAAACAAAAGCAATGCCCGGGTGACTGGGGACAGCGCGGAGCCGCGGACGATCGCGGAACTGCGAAACCTCGGCGTGAATGTCGTTGGGGCGAAGAAAGGACCGGATAGCGTAGAGCACGGAATCAAGTTCCTGCAGGACTTGGACGAGATCATTATCGACCCAGTCCGCTGCCCGAACACGGCGCGTGAATTCGACGGGTACGAGTTGGAACCGGACGGTAATGGCGGGTGGAAAGAAGGTTACCCGGATCGCGACAACCACAGTATCGACGCCGTTCGGTACGCGTTGGAGAGCGAGATCCGCGGGCCGGCTGTGTCGTTTAATTGAAAGGGGTGAAACATTTGACACCAGAAATGCAACGCATCATCAACATCATCGAAGCCGGCGCGCAGTCGGCGATGAGCTTGGAACAGATCATCAAAACCGAAATCGACGAATGGCTGCGCTCAGCTGAACGTCAATGGATGTTGACCGGTCAGCGGTATTACGTAGGCGACCACGACATCCTGCAGCGTAAGCGGACAGCGATCGGTGAGGGCGGCGAGCTGGTCGAGGTCAAGAACTTGGCGAATAACAAGCTGGTGCACGCTTTCGTCCGTAAGCTCGCCGATCAGAAAGTCGGTTACCTGCTTGGTAAACCGCTCAGCATTCAAACCGAAAACGAAGAGTACCTGGACTTGTTGAACGAGATTTTCGACAAGTCTTTTTTGCGACTTCTCAAGAATGTGGGCAAGGAAGCCGTGAACAAAGGCAAGGCCTGGCTGCACGTCTACTACGACGAGGAAGGCAAGCTGTCGTTCAAAAAGATCCCATCCGAGGAGATCATCCCTCTCTGGCGTGATGCCGACCACACCAAGCTGGACGCGGTTATTCGTGTGTACGAGGTCGAGGTCTACGAGGGCACAACTCGGAAAATCATCACCAAGGTCGAGTTTTGGGATACCAGCGGCGTGCGTCGGTACGTGCTCAGCGAGGGTGGCTTGATCCCGGACGTTGAGGCTGGCGACGTCGGTAGTCATTTCGTCGCTGTTCGAGACGGGCAGGAGCAGCCTTACAATTGGGAGCGTGTTCCGTTCATCGCATTCAAATACAACGACGAGGAGATTCCGCTCCTGAAAGTCATCAAGTCCCTGGTTGATGACTATGATGCCAAGACATCCGACCACGCTAATAACCTGGAGGATTTGCCCAACAGCATCTATGTGATCCGGAACTATGACGGGCAGGATCTTGGCGAATTCCGGCGGAATATGGCGACATATCGGGCCGTGAAAGTTAGGGACGAGGGCGGCGTTGATACGCTCGACCTTGATCTGAACACCGATGCGGCCGAGAAGCACCTGGACCGGCTACGCAAGGACATATATGAATTCGGTCGGGGCGTCGATACTCAAAGCGAAAAGTTCGGCAATAGTCCAAGCGGTATTGCGTTAAAATTCCTGTATGCCGACTTGGACATGGATGCGAACATCATTGAGACGGAGTTCCAGGCGAGCCTTGAGCAGCTGCTTTGGTTCGTGAATCAACATCTCGCCAACACCGGCGCCGGCGACTTTTCGAACGAAACCGTTGAATTCGTGTTTAATCGCGACATCCTCATCAACGAAACAGATGCGATCACGAACATCAAGAACAGCGTCGGCATCCTTTCCGACGAGACGCTTGTTGCCCAACACCCGTGGGTCACGGATGTGCAGGAGGAACTGGATAGGATCCGGAAGCAACGGGAAGAGGAGCAGCTCCCGGATGGGTATGACGACCGCTTAACTGGCGCCCAGCTGCCCACTCAGCAGCCGGCCGAAGCCGGTGAACAAACATGAAACCAGCTGAGTACTGGCGCCGTCGTAGTGAAGAGGTGGCCGCCCGGCAGTTTGCAAAGGCAGACGCCTACCAGGTGGAGTTGGCGCGGGAGTACGAGCGGGCCACGGAAGAGATTCGTCGATCCATCGAAGTGTTCTACCAACGTTACGCGGAGAATGGCGAAGTCAGCATGGCGGAAGCGCGCCGGCAACTTTCCGGGAAAGAGCTTCGGCGGTTCAAAATGACTCTGGAGGAGTTTACGGCCAAGGCGAAAGATAACGCCGATGGTCGTTGGACGAAGCAGCTGAACGAGGTGTATTACCGGGTCCGGGTGAGCCGGTATGAAGCGCTGCTCACTGAGATTCAGCAGCACGCCGAAATGCTGGCCGGCAACCGGCAAAAACGGATGCGGCGACATCTCAGTGACGTCTACGAAGACACGTACTACCGCACGATCTACGAGATCCAGCGGCGCACCGGTTTCGGCGTTTCGTTTGCGAAGATTGATCGGGAGGGATTGGAGAAGGTCCTCGGGACGGAGTTCGCCGGATCGAACTGGTCCAAACGGATTTGGGGTGACCGAGACAAGCTGATCAGCGAGCTGCGGACGAAACTGGCGCAGGCGTTCATCCGCGGAGAGAGTGCTGAACGAACCGCGCGGGAGTTGGCAGACCGGATGCGCGTGTCACTCTCCAACGCAGAGCGTCTTGTGCAGACGGAAACCGCGTTTTTTGTTGGCGAGGCCACGGCTGCAGGGTACAAGGCCAGCGGCGTCGTCGATCGGTATGAAATCTTGGCCACACTGGACAGCCGGACAACTGAAACTTGCCGGGCACTCGATGGGAAAGTGTTCGCGCTGCCCGAGCGCGAGGTTGGGGTAAACTACCCGCCGCTGCATGCGCGTTGCCGGACGACTGTCGTACCGTATTTCGAAGATGAGATCGACCCCGGAGAGCGGATTGCACGGGATGAGGATGGGCAGACGTATTTCGTTCCTGGTGACATCACGTACGAACGGTGGTACAATGAACATGTAAAAATCCAAAGTGAAACGAAGACTGATTTTGTAGCGAACGTCAAATCAATTTACAACGACTGGGATAAGCAAGACGTAAAGGAATTCGCTCAAAATGTGTTAGCTCAGTCAGGTTCCACTTTGAAAGCGCAAAGACATCGGATTTCCGCACATGGGCAGTGCCGTCTAGACCCGAGCAGAGAAAAACTCCAAGTGCTTACCTACGAGTTGAACTCAGGCGATGTCAGAGACTTGGAATACCAGGTTAAAACCGTTTTTCACGAACTCTTTCACGCCATGGCGCATGGGTTACCGCATGATATCCATGAAATTGGGTTCCAAACATGGGCTTATTACGATGATGTCTTTGCGGAGTCCTTTGCGCACTACATGGTCAAACAAATCGGCATAACACGCGAGATTTCACCAAGTTACCCGGGACACCTAATTGAAACATTGCCCAAACTGTTGTTTTCATTTGTTGTATATTTGGCCTCCACATTATGGAACTTGTCAAATGGTTTGTTGTTTGTGCTATTGTTGGCGTGCTCTGCCCTCGTATGTTTGTGTGTATGGGGGGCAGAAGTTTGGCTTCCCAGGGTCGTCAAGTGGGATTGGCTTCATTCCGGTAAGAGAAAGGTAATAG